ATTTAATGATGAATGATGTTGTCAATATGAAGGATTTTTATAACCACGAGACAAGGATTTCTATAGTGGAACATGCAGTGGTAAGTATTGATAAACGATTTCAACAAGTTGAGAAACGGTTCGATCAGCTTGATACTGAATTAAAGGCTATACGCAGGGATATGAAGACAGATTTTAGATGGTTTTTGGCTATTATTGTGGGATTAGGTACGATTATGGCGCATGGGTTTCATTGGTTTTAGAGGTTTTAAATATGTCTACAGAGAAGATAAAACCAATTCATAGTGAAGAAACAAGATTGGCTCTTTTAGAGCAATCAATAAATACTATTAATGATACTTTGGTTCGTTTTGAAAAAAGATTTGATAATGTTGATAGTAAATTTCAAAAGATTGATGATAAATTAGATTCTATAAAAAAAGAATTGAAATCTGATTTCAGATGGTTGTTAACTATCATTTCAGGTATTGGAGCTATTATGGCTCACGGTTTTCATTGGTTTTAAGAATAAAGGTTATTTGATGGATGATGAAATACAAAGATATATAAAAAATGAAGTGAGAACACAGATTTTAAATGAACTTATTAAACAAGATGATAAATTTGAAAAGATTAAAGATCTAATAGACAAAATATCTTTAAAAGTAACAATTTTACTGGCTGGTTTTGGATTTGTTTCGTTTATTGCTTATATCGCTTTATTGGTTAAGATTTCTCATTAAATTGGAGTAAATGTTGTGTTGTTTATTATTGCTGTATCGGTTGGTTATATTGCATTTGTCTTATTTAGTGTTATTCACGAAGCAAATCGAGATAAAACATACGACTAATTATTTTCTTCCTGATTTTAATATTTGAATAATCCATTTAGGTAATACAGCCGCCGTAGCAATCCCCTCGGCCACTTTACTGGTTGGTGAAATTTTATGATAACGTGCAGTCCTAGCCTTTCCTTGATGCATTAATTTTTCAGCTTCTGGAGCTCCTCTAGCTGCTTGTGCTTCACCAATTTCTGTATGCATTTTTTCAGCAAGAGCATGTAATTTTTCACCTAATGTGCTTTGAACTCCACCCATACCACTTAATCTTCTTGCCTCTTTTCTAACTGATGATTGCAGATTAAACCATGGTTTATAATTTCCTTCTAATGTTTGTGCAACGGCTTCATTAACAGCCTCATGGGGTATTTTCATCCCTTTGGATGTCAATATTCTTTGTGCTTCGATAACATCATTAAAATTAGGTTTATATCCAGTTAATAAATCTTTTTCTGCAAGTATCTTAGTTTGTTTCTTGTAAGGTTTGCTGGCTATACTTTTAGTAATAGGTAATATGTCCCCAGTTTTATCAATAACTTTAGCCGCTTTAGGAAGAGCTAATTTAACTAATTGTTCCAGAGATTTTCCAGTAAGTTGAGCGCCTTTTACTGCGGGGCCCGCTGGTGTCATTGCTTGAAATACTAGATCACCTGGTTGTCTTTCTCCTAATCCAAAAATGTCTGATTCAGGATATTGAGGCCATTTCTTAGCTAAATTACTAATGTATGGTATCTCTTTATTGCCTAAATATTTCATTGCAGGACCAGCGGGATTAGTTAAAAATTCACCAAAATCGATAGCTCCCTGTCCTACGTTTTTTAATGAACGGCCCAAAGGCATATGATAAGCACCAGATGCTTCATCCATCACTTTATTAAGAATACTTGAATCATTATTTAAACCAATTTTAGAATAAAATTCCTCTTTGGGCATATCAGAATAATGCTTGGAATGCAGTGCATCAGCTAATTGTTGATCGCTTAAATCATTATAATTAGGATATTTAGATCTAACTTCTTTCATTGTTAGCATTTTTTTACCTTATACCCAAAGGATCGTTTGATTTATTTTCTATCTTTGAAACTTGTTTACCAGGATGCAAGAACTCAGATGAATTTTTTACTCCTTCATTTAACTCATCTTGATATTCTCCCAATCGTTTCCGATAATCAAAATCCGATTCATAATTTCCTCTTTCAAGGATTTCGGAAGCCTTTTCAATACTGCCTTTAGTATTTGGCCAGCCTTTAGCTTTGGCATAATTTTCAGCCGCAGCCAATACCGCTTTTTTATGCGCTGCTTTTTGTCCAGAATAAAAAGCCCCCATTCCCCAAGGTTCAAAAGGTGACGGTATATCAATAAGATGTTGGATTGCCTTGTGTGCTTTTGGTGACAATTGAATAATATTCTCATGCAATGTTTTAACCGCAGCAGGAAGTTTTTGCCCATGTAGTTCTTTGTATTTTTCTTTTTTTATAAAAGTATCCAACTGTGATGCTTGTTTTTCTTCTGGCGTTTGAGCAATAGGAGCCAATGGATCGATACCAAAATGATGTTTATACCATCCACGCAACATGGGATGAGCCTTCATTAATTCTAAGTTTATTCCCATGGGATTAGGTGTAGGTGCATTAAAAGGTACTTCTTTTGCTTCTTGTTGAACGTTTTGCAAACCTTGTGGCGTAAACATTCCCATGCCTTGACCAAACTCTTCTGTAGGCATTGTTTCTTGCGGTTGCGATTGATTCATTAAATTATTGGGATTCCCTCTACTTTTGAAATAATTCTCTAAAGCCTCGTATTGCTTGGCCTCATAAGTTGGATCCATCTTCATCAATGCCAATTTATGCGCATCAGACGCAGCTTGTGCAGCACGACCCGCAGCCGCTTTACTCAACCCCAATTGCGCTTGAAAATGAGCCTCCAATTGCTTTTGTTTCTCCCGCTCAATAATAGGATTCATGATTCGTGAAAATAAATCACCACCCGCATTCACGCCCTTCAAAAGCATCTCACCAGGGGCTGATGGTAAAGGAATATTAAGTGCCATTATCGACCTCCCGATGGATTCCATTTATTACCCAGGAATCCACCCAACAAACTGCCACCCATCCCAAGCAATCCCTCAAGTCGATTACCCCCTGAATTCTCACGCCCGTAAGCTAAGTTAGCCGAATTAGTACCCATATTCATGGCATTACCCGATTGCGCACCCGCAGCATTAGCACCCACCCCATAAATTCCTTGCGATAATCCCATAGCCGCTTTATATTTTTCCATCAAATCATTGAGATAGTTTTGCCTGTCTTGTGCCCCAATACGCGCACTACCCGCTTGTATGGCTTGCAAGGCGGGAGTAGATCCCACTAATCCCATAGAGTTTGCGGCATCTAACCCCTCATTTTGGGCGGATTCTTGCGCGTACTTAGCGGCATCGGATATTTTATAATTCTTACTCCATTCATCCTCTAAAGCCGCAGGATTCATTAATTTATTAATCATGTCATTTAAATTAGTATACTGTGATTGCCCTTGTTGATTATAAGGATTCAAAAAGCCCTGGCTTTGGGCATAATATTTATCTAATTCCTCCTGGCCTTTTTCATAGCCTTTTTCAGGATGCAAAAAACTTGATAACCAGCTCATAGGAAACTCCTTTTCCTTTATGGGTATGCAGCGGTTGTAAACTTAACTAATGTACCGCTAATTCGTCCAACGTATTCATTATTCGTCGTATCATATAAAATAATCCCATCACTCAATTGACTGGGGACGGCCGTTTGCATGGTGTTAATTTGTGATGCCGTATAACTGGATGCTGAAAATAAATTAAACGCATTTTCAATATCGGTTAAATTTTCATTTAGGGAATCCACTAATACCCAAATCCATTGCAAGAATTGGGGATCGAAATCGCGGTTTGAAATGGGTGCGGAATCTATTTTATCCAAAAATAAAGTCATTAATTAGCACCCCCGCTAATACGCCTTGTATTGCGAACACCGCCCAATACCACAATAGGCGCACTGGATACCGCAACTAATCGGTAACACCGATTCCTGGAGCATCCCAGCTCATACCATCGCATGCGCCATTGATATACACCTAATTGGCTAAACTCGCGAACATCAGCCTGCGTAAACGTTACCCCTCCATTATCACTGTAATAAAGCTCCAGGTAAGGCTTAAAAAGAGCGTTATAATGATTATCACTAAAAGAAGGCGTGTTGGTGCCATCTTGAATAACGAATGTAGATCCGTCCTCTTCGACCACGTAAACAGGAACTGTTGGAGTACTGGATTCACCCACAATAAAAACGGTATTATCAAACGGCGCATTGTTCTTATAAAACGTTTGATCGCCAAATACAAAGTCAATTTCAACGTACTCATCCATAAACTCCGCATAGTCTTCTAAAAAGATTTGCTGGGTCGTTAACTCATATCTCATAGGATACTTCAAAAATGCATCGGCTGCTTGTCTGTCAGGCTGATTAGGATTAATTAATTCATTGTAATAAATATTACCCGCCATTTCATACATCACGGGATCGCCTTGAACCGTCACTAAATGGGTATTATTAAAATAAACATGCTTTTGTATCCGATTCCTATCCCCATCCAATTCAATGCATCGCCCCCATGTCTGGGTTGCAAAATTATATTCAATTGAGTTGGCCGTATCTTCAATATCAAGCTCACCAAGACCCACAAAGGTTCCTGCATTCGCCCTATAAAAAATAGTATTCTCATATTGATATAAAAACCCATCCACCTCATCAAATAAAAAGGGTGACATCGCAGAGGCATGAGTTGAGTCTTGAAGCAATACATTAACCGCCTGGGATGATATAGGCTTAGGAACCTGGCCATCGGACATCATAAAAGTGACTAAACCGGATGAATTTTTACCTAGCCATACCATCATCCCAAAATCAACATTGAGTGAATTCGGATCGGCTATTCCAAAATCAAAGTTATAGGATGAATTTTGCTTCCAGGGAAATGATAAAACTACGCCCGTGCTTAATGTGGTGGATGAGACAATATTTGCCCATACATCGGTTGTAAAATCGCATAGAATATAAAGTTGATTCTGTAACACGGCAAATTGGCCGATAACACCCGATGCGCGATTAAATAAGGGCGCACCATTAATTGTAAAGCAAGCCGCTGCCCCACCCGATACATCAATGGTTGATAGGGCAAAATTCGGGGTTAAATCAGTGCTTACGACAAAACGATTGCCAAAGGCTGCAACATAACGTGGATTAACGGGTTGGTTGCCATCTGTAACTTTTTGGGCGGTTACGCTAGATCCCGTTTCAGTAATTAAAAAAATACTATGACCATCGGTCATCATAGTATAAACATGGGTATCAACGGCCAAGGTATCCGCCCAAATAGCCTCCCCTAATGTCACGCTAATAGGCAATGTTTTTCGATTATAAAATCGGTCAAACTGTATTACTTGAGTACCATCAACCACATAAAGAAAATTAATGGATTTAAATATTTGAGTAGGCTCTGCATTAAAGATTAACCGGTTTTGATTAAAGAAATTAACATGCGCACGTCCCATGGTTGGGTATAGGGCCTGCTTTTCCTTGCCCGTTTCTACGGATATTTTGTACCAGTTGGCCGCATCTTGCGATCCGAATTGAATAAACCTCTGCCTGTCAAAATGACAAAATATGGGAAGTTGCTCTATCGTTGCGCCATTAACTTGTGAGGGCATTAGATACCCGCCCGAACCCTAAAGGATCCATTAAGTAGTGATTGCTCATCGCCTGCAATAGCTAAATTAACCTCCGATGCTCCTTCCATGTTATCTTTAAGTTCACGATAGGTGGCTTCCAAATCAGGAGTCCATGCACTGCCTCGAGATTTAAACTGTGATACATATTTAGCTACCGCATACAGAAAATAAAGAATGTAATAATCGGGTATGCCCGATAAGTCACTATTTGCCGTTAAGGGCGGCAATTTAAATTTACCTCGGCAAAAAAAGGTAAAGAATTGACTAGGCGCAGGATACAATTGAGCAGAGACATACACTGTTTGAGGGAATGTAATAATAAATCGTGGTAATCCAATTAAAGGCTCATACTTCCAAGCCGCTAAAAATTCATCGCGTGATTTATCAATTAATGGGTAGGTCACGCCATTTAACAATAACCAGGCGCTATCTAAGTTTGCTAATCGTCCTAGCTTGATATAAGCAACGGCTGGATCGGCCGCATCATGGCTAAACGTTAACATAGAGGGCAAGCTAATCGTTGCGTTATTCGATATCGTGACAATATTACCCACGATAGAAATGATGGTTGATAGAGCCGGAATGCCCGCACCCGTCACTAAATCACCGATAAAATAAATCGTGCCATCGGCTACGGTAAATGATGGCGATCCTGTTGCTAAGGTGACAATCTCTTTATGGGTTGTTATCGTTGAATAATCAGGATCGGTGAAAAATATCTGACTAATAGGTGTATTGATATTAACCGATACAGTTTGCGCAATGGTAGTCATTAAACCCGAACTGGCATAGGAGTTTAAAAGTTGATTTAAAACCCGTATGGCAAGCGATTCATCATCGCCATGCAATGGTATTGTAGGATTTGACGCGTTAATGAGCCGATACATTTGAAAGACAAATTCACGCAC